GCCTAAGATGGCTTTGCCTCAAGTTCCCGGTGTTCCTAGGTCTACTCGTGTCCAAGCTACCAGAATGGCTACAGAAGCCCGTCTAGAGGAAGAACGCAAACTTATTGCAGACAGCCTACTACCTGAAGATTACGTTAAGGCACCGGGCACTGTGGAGCCTGTAGGGGCTTTAAATCGAAACGTCTATGTCCCCTCTCCTTCTGAAGATGTTGTAATTGACTATTTACAGACACTTCCAGACTACAAGGGTGACCGTAACCCAGCAGTCAACGCCAATGTTGTAGACGGTCAGTTAGCTAGACATGAGGCTGACTTACAGAGTTATATCAATAGGTCTAAGAATCCTAAAACTGAAGCTCAACCGCTTCTTGATAAGTTAGAAGAACTTAAGGCTGGCTTCCATGACCTTGATGACTACGTTGAATTAATGCCCGATGCACAAAAGAAAGTAGACTTGTTTATTGACACAGCTATTAAAAGGCTGCAAGACAGGGCCAAAAAAGGCACACTCACAGCTAGAGACATCTTGGAAGTGCGACGTGCTTTAGACAAGCAAATCTTCCGTAAGAAACCTTCAGCAGGTCTTGAAAACCCTGATTTAGCAAGTGCAAAAGAAGTAGCAGGTAAGTACGTAAGGGACGAGCTGAACCAAGCGTTTCTTAAGTTGATGCCTGATGACGAAGCCTATCGACTTATCAACGGTATGTCCATGTTGTTTAGAGCTAAGAATCTGCTTGATGTTAAAGCAGGACGAGCCATAAACCAAACAATCATAGGTCGCACAATGAAAGGCATTGAAGACGTGTCTGGACTACGCTTTCCTACTACTCCTCTCGCTATCGCAGCTACAGCAGGTGCCGCAGGTTCGGCCTTAGCTGGTTTCCCTGTCTTAGGGCAGATTATTGGAGGAGGTGCTGTAGGCGTAGGGATTGCTCGTATGAGCCGAAAGCGTCGTAGAAGGGAAGTTGTACGAGAGCTTATAAAAGCTACGGACAAGATGATTCAAAGTGGTAACGTAACAGCAGAAACAATGGCTACTCTCAGGGCTGACAAAGTTATGTTAGCTCAAATGCTGGCAGAAATCAACGAGGAACCTGAGAATGAGCAGTGATATCTTTGAAATGCGTAAGGCTCTTAGGGCGGGGCCGAAAGCTCAAGAGTACAGCCAGCAAGCAAGAAAGACAGTAGGCACAGCCTTTAAGCCAATGCTTGAGCAACCCTTTGGTTCTGCTCCTGTTCGAGTAGAGCGAATGAGGGGAGGCCCTAATGCTTTTGGTCCTGTAGAAACAACTACTATGGATGCCTTAGCGCCTCTTAACTTTGCTGCTGAAGAGGTAACTACTCCCGCTAATATCGTAGGTGGTGGTTTATTAACCCGTGGCCCTGCTTTGGCTGGTCGCACGTTGAATGCTGTTGTTGAAAACGTACCTACGTACTTAGACCGTTTTTACGAAAGAAGTCCTTTAGGACAGATGTATGTCTTTGGTAAAGAATCTTTAGGTGCTATCCCTGATGCCGCAAGGCAAATGTTAAGCCCACAAGCGGCTGCTAACGCCCGGGTAAAAGGCACAGGTGCAGGTAGAATTAGAGAGTTTCAAGAGGCAGACCCCAGTACTGCACAAGCTAATATAAAAGCAAATGCTTACATGAGGGCGCAACAGGAAAACAGAAGCAAATTTGACCAAACACTATCAGACATCAGCCCCTTAAACCAAGTAGAAACAAGGATGACTACTACTTCTGATAGACCGTTAGAAGTAAAAAGGGGCTTGACTTCTGATTTTGACATACCAGAAGAGATTGCTGATGACATGATGGAAACTGTGTTTCAAGCACAGAATGTCACCGGACGGAGTAAGCCTACCACAGTTGTTGTCAGAAACCCCCGGGCTGGTACTAGTACACTAGGGGAGCAGTCAGTAGGACTCTCTGGTAAAACATCTTCTCTGGCGGCTAGAGTCCTGTCTAACCCACGTCGAATAAACAAGATGAAATCTATTTATGGAGTAGACGAGCTGACCAAAGACCAGTACCGGGAGATTCTAGAGTTGTCTCCTATGTTTAATACCCAAAATGTCCCTAAGATTGCTCGGTTCTTACCAAAGGAACTCAGAGGAACTAACGGCTACGACTTGTTTGAAAGCTACCTTTCCTACAAAAAGAAAAGCCAAAGGGGACTGTCTGGAGGTAAAAATCAGAAGCCGGTGTTTGATGCAGTAGAAAAGGCCATGGCAACTAAAATGCCCAAGATGAAAGTAAGCCCCGCTAAAGTAGAAGAAACAAGAGACGGTGTACTGAGGCTAAAAACCGGTTACGTCTCAGAAGCTCAGGAGTTGGGCGGTGTGGGTCATGTTGTAGTTGTAGACACAAAGAAGAAAGACCTGTACGGCCTTGTCCACGACGGACACGATATGTTCGGAATTACTCCTCCCGGCGGTAACTTCCTACTCAACGTAGCGCCTATACAAAAGATCAAGATAGGCCAAGGTGGTGGAATCAAGACCAAGAAAAGAAAGACAGTAGAAGGTAAGACAGAAGAACAAGCTGTAAGAGAAATGCAGAGACGCACAGGCATACAGCGACAGCCTAGAGAAAGTCTACTAGCTTATCAACGTCGTGTAATGGGTGAGTACCAAGCCCCTGTGACTGCACAAGACAGGGCAGCAGTTGCTAGAAACATAGCAGACACTGCTGCAGTAACTACCGGCGCTGGGATGCTTACTGCTAACAGGATGGAAAAAGAGGGGCGCTAAGGCCCCTTAAGTTACAACTCGCAGTTATTGCCTGTACACGCTAACTGCTGAGACCCTTCTGTCATATCAGAGTTTTCAGAGATGTTCCAATCGATCGTCTCTGGAAATTCCTCCTTCAGTTTCTCATAGGTCTCTAAGTCTATGGGTTCATAAGGAGCCTGTTGGTACGTATGTTCGGAATAGGGCAGGAAACTAACGCCACTAATTTTGTCGAACTTGTTGTACAACCACTGACCTACCTCAAGGAACTCATCATCACGGTAGTAGCACGTCATGGACGGCTTGTGCTCACACCAGTAGTCCTGATAAATCTCCCATAGCTCAAGTTGTTCCATTGCACCCATCTCAGAGGCCACTACAGCCCCGTCAGGCGACTTTATTGGGAAGGAGAATACCTTGGTAGTGGGTGACATTACGTCGTCCTCTACGGGCACTCCTGAAGCTTCTAGAACGGCACAGAGCGGGTCTCTTGCGTCTGCTCTAACTCGTCTAATGTACTGATCTGCATATCTAGGGTGGATACCGCTAGCAGAATCAACCAACTGACTAACAGTCCCGGAAGGCTTAACAGCAGTAATAGCAGCGCTAAGATTAATACCAAGCCTGTTAGACCATTCCGCATTAGTACTAATCGCTGTCTCTTTGAGAGCCACCAGCCAGTCCTTAAGTTTTTCACGATTCTCCCTCCCTGACAACACTGGATGATCCATGATGCCTGTTAATGATACACCTAGTAGTGCTTCTTCCTCTGTGTTCTTCTGCCATACCTTACGTAGGTAACGGAAGTCTGTTAGTGTTGCCTGAAGAGACCCAAGGATAGTTGCAATACGTACTTTTCTTGACAAGTCTTGGAGACTATCGGTTTGCCGGACAACAACTTCCGAAAGATTACAGAACTGGTAGGGTCTGAGGATGATCTCACTGCATGGATTAGTTCCAAAATCATAGGTAGCATCTCGTCGCTCATTTCTTGCAGCCTGTCGTTGACTTGCGACTCTAGAGAACATACCTCGCTCTCCTGAACGGGACTCGTATAAACTTTTCCACTCATTTAAAAACGCCTCAAAGTCTGGCTTCTCTGTGTAACACGCACTATTGTTGGCTAGTCCTCGCTGTGGATTGTCAACCCACCATTGGCCTGATTTGCATCGTCGGAGTCTATCATCAGTGAGGTTACTGAGACTGATGAGAGCACTTCTCCGTACTCCTCCAACAACGACGATCTGTGCAATTTTACAGCAGAGATCATGGCACTCAACGGAAGAGAGCCTACGTCCAGCAGCGCCCCGAAAGACTTCAACGGTGAAGGCAAACAGATCAACAAGAGGCTCCGGGCCAGACGCTCTACCGCCGAAAGTCTTAAGTGCGGCCCCTGCAGGTCGTACTCCAGACGTGTCCCACTTCGGAACTTGACCACTAAAGAGCATTGCAATAAGTTCTCTGTAGGCTTTTGCCCATCCAATTTTTGAGTCAGCGACGTGTATAACGGTATCGGTGTCATGGAAGTCCTCTGCTACTTCTGGTAGTTTAGAAATGTACTGTCGTTCAACACTAAAGCCTACACCTGTGCCGCACATTAGTACGTACATCATCTCGTCAAAGGCTTTAGGGTGGTCAATAGGTAGATAAGAGCAGTTGAAGCCAGCTACGTTGTCACGGTCTAGTGCTTCTCCTGCGGTCATCAAAGCCCTCATTGAAGGCATGACATCTAAGTCATGGATAGCCTTGAAGATCTCTGACTGTTCAAAGTCGTTAAGCTCTACCCGGTCTACCCAGTAGTTTAGGTACCGGTTTATTGTTTCTTCCCAAGTCTCCCGTCGCTGTTCCTCTGGTAGGTAACGAGCGTAGCGTGACTTGTGAATGTACTGTTGGTATGCGTCCATATTAATTTAATTCCTTGATTAGTCGTTCAATGTACCAGCGACACTTACGTAAGTCCTCCACTGGCTTTCCTTTGTAGTCGTAGCGCCACAAGTACTTCAATGCGTTGCCCTTCAGATATCCATTGAACTCATGGTCTGGCATGGACGCCTTGATTGCTTCTATTGCTTCGATTGCTCCTTTGTTATAATGATCTGGTTTTTCCACTGGGTCTGTATTGTCTGTCTTTCGTACAGAGAGTTTACCCAGCTCAACTAAGGTATCCCACTCAGCAGGAGTTGCATCATCAATACTCATCGTCTTCCTCCTCTAGCTCTTCCTCAAAGATGTCTAACCTGTTGATCAACTTGTCTTCAAACCTGTCTAGTAGTTCTTCTGAGGTTATCTCCAAAGCCTCCAGAAGGTCGTCAGGGTCATAGGTTTTCAAGAGGCGCTCCTTAATTTCCTCTAGTGTTAGTGACATAATCAATCAACTCCTGTAGTGTATCTATATTATACCATAAAATTCCTTCTTTGTCACACCATTGAGACATAGTCATTTTAGCCCCCTTGCGTATCTTCTTGTTTGGCTGCATCAGAACAAACACCAGTTGCTGGTCGTCGGGCAGACTGTCTCGTATGCTGGTGTACTTTTTGGTGTCTCCTTCTCGGAAGAATCCCT